GTGTTTACAAATTACATTTCTTACTGGGCGCTCTTGACTGTCATTACATCCCACACAATCTATTGACGATAATATTGTGGTTACTAGTTTGTTTCTTGGCACTATGCGGTCAGGTAACAGGTGCGTGTGTAAACTTATAATATGCGTACGACTGGTCGTAGCAATATGATACGGGCCGCTGTCTATACCTACAAAACATTTTGCATGATCCATTACTAGTTTTTGTTGCTGTATGCTCAATTTATCTCGTGCATCAACAAATAACGGGTGATCAACAAAGCCGTCCTGTGCTGTACCAACACAAATAATTTTAAAATCAGTTCTATTAGAAAATAGTTGTTCGAACACTTCATACCAGGTGTTCCAACTCATGTTTTTTAACGGCCAATACCATTGCCGTATATGAACTACAATATATTCATCAATATTGTTTTGCTCAAAAAATGCGTTTACTACATCTGTGTCGTTGGTATTAGAAAACAATTCTGGTTCTTTGTTTTCTATGGTTGTATCGCCGAATGCCCGGTAAAAATAACTGTCAAGATAATGATTGAGCGGATTTTGTTCATACGCATCGTCAAGATTTATATATAGATCATAGTTAGTAGGATCCGGCATTGCGTTTGTATGATATATTGCTCTAACATTAGGATTATTGTCATACACGTTAGGAAATTCCGTTGCTACGTCAATATCACAAATATAATGTTTTTTAAGTTCTCTTACTACACCAGTACTCATTATAACATCACCTAGCGCAGCACGTCTACGTACAAGTATCTGTGTGGCTTTTTCAATCTTCAATTTCAACCTCTGGAAAATATTTTAGAAATTTATCGTTTGTATTATTTCTAATTTTTTTTATTTTATTTTTTATTTCATTATAAACGTTCCAGGCCAATGGTATAAAAAGTATTTTTTCCTTTGTGGTAAAATTGTCAAGTATGTCAGAATTGACCACGGAAATATCTCTTCCGGGGCTGAACGTGTTTTGTTTCAATGGATTGTCATCAATGATGTAATCAAGCGAAACTCCTGCATAATTCAATAATGTATTACCTTTTGCAGCAGCACCGTAACCAATCAATTTAAAATTATTGTTTCTATAGATCTCGCACACATCAAGGAATTTTTTACTTAATGTTTGCGCTCGATTGCTCCAATTGGTATATGTTTGAGCGTCTAATAGGTCTTGTTCTAATGCCAGCAAATTTTTTATGTGTTCCGGTCTACGATTTGAATTAGATACAACAAACAAATAACTTGTGCCGTGTATAGGAGTTTTTATTACATCTATCAAAAACATTCCTGCTCGTTTACATAATTCATTCATTGAATTGATATTATAAAAATTTACATGTTCATGATAAATGGTATCAAATTCTCCATTGCGTACCATGTCAGCCTGACTGGTTTGAATAAAAAATAATCCTTTGTTTTTTAGTAAAGGCGACAACAATTTCAAATATGAGAGTGGATCTGGGTTGTGTGCAAAACTGTTTTGCGCCACTACTATATCAAATTGCCTGTTGTCCAGATTCCCTATAGATTGTTCATCCCAGAATCCACACACAACTTGGTGTCCTTTATCAGTGCTGATTTTGTATAAATTTTCTGCAGGATCTACTCCGTAGGTCATATAACCTAGTTGTTTGAAGTAATCAAGTTGGCTACCGTCGTTGCATCCAATATCCAGCACGGTACCTCGCCATTGATCTGTATACTCTCGACACCATTTTGCAAACCACCACATATAATTCAAATATGTCTGGCTGGTTCCGCTTACATAAGCATAGTTTCGATAAATGATATCTGGATCAACAACGTGTGTAAGTTGTAAATGAAAACAGTTGGTACATCTATTTACAGCTAATGGATAATACTCATTTTGATCAGGAAGTGATGCAAAATTATTTGCTAATGGCTGACTTCCTAAATTCAAGCTAAGATCAAGATTTGTACTTCCGCATGCCAAACATTGGTCAAGTTTTGTACAATTCATTTTAATTCCTTATAGCAATACCATTTGGCGCAATACTGCCTTCGACACCAAGAATTGGTATTTCTGTAATCATTGTTGTTGGTAAAAATTTGTACAGCACATGCTCGATATCAGCGTAACCACCTTGTGCAACTCGTTGCGCCATATAGTTTAAACTGTCAGTATAAGTTTCAATCACACGGTTGGTTTGACTGGCTGGCCACGACCACAATCTTGCCATGTATTGCAATTCAATTCCAGTCACTTCGTAGGGAAATTGACTCTTGTTCTTGGGTCCAATAATAATACGATCTTGATGTTTTTCATATACATCAAGATCAAATTGGTCATTTAATATGTAACGACCCGACATCTTGTGAATTCTGTCTACATCTGCAAAATCACCGTCGTCTAAACACATACGCAATGTTCTACCAAAACACATTATTTCAGTACTGTTTTTGACTATATCCCAATTGTCAGTGCTGTTATAGATTTCGTGTACGTCCTGATCAGTACTGAAATCTATCAAAAGATCACACTTTTCCTCTAACAGTTGACTTTGCGCCTCAGTTAGTGGTGTTCCAGTACATTCCATTACCACAATTTTACTACCCGGGGCACGAGTTTTAATACTGTCCAATGTCATGAGTGTTTGTTGTAATCTTGCTGCTGGAGTATACACACCAAACTTTGAATTGATAGCACTAGTAACAACAAAACAATGTTTGATCATTTTCTTAACCATCTTTCGTTAGTAAGAGTCCACTCTACAACTTCTTTAATACGTTCACTTAGTTTAATTTTAGGTTCCCAACCCAATGATTTGAGTAAGCCGCCATCTAGTGCATACCGCATGTCATGTCCAGGTCTACTGGTATGGAAGTCGGTCATTTCGTACTTCAATTCCTTACCGACTGCACTAGCGATCATTTGTGCCAGGGTAAGGTTGTCAATTTCTTCAGTACCGACAAGGTTAAACTTAGGGCAGTGGGCGTGACCATAATCCCCTGTGTGTCGATAATCTCCAAGTCCAAGAATGAACATAAGGCCTTCTGCAACATCACGAGCGTGGATATACATCCTTGAACCGGCAACAGTCCTTGTGGGGTCACTATGTATAATAACGGTCTCTTCATCTCTTACCTTTTGTATTGTAGCCGGGATAAACTTTTCCGGATGCTGACGTTCGCCAAACACATTCATCGTGTGTGTGACAATGATTGGCATTTTATAAGTATTCTCATAAGCAACGCAGAATTCTTCAGCTGCCGCCTTGGACGCTGAATAGGGATTTGTGCTGTTGTAACGATCATATTCTTTATAGGCGACACCAGGTGGTGCAATCCCATATATCTCGTCAGTGGAAAAGTATACAAACTTTTCCAGATGTGGTAAGTTCTTTCTTGCATAATCTAGCATATTGACAGTGCCAACAACGTTGTCCTGTACAAACTCCATGGGATAAGCGATTGAACGATCTACATGACTGCCTGCTGCCAAGTGTAGTATGATATCTATAGGTCCGATATCATGAACAATTTGGCTGTTGATTTCTGCTTTGAGATCATGAAACACAATATGTAGACGTTTTGCCACATCTTTAGGATCGTGATCTTGTAGCATATCGTGTAATCTGTTTAAATTACCGGATATATCTAATCTATCCAGACACACAATATGCCAATCTGTTACACTTAAAATTAAATCAATTACGTGATGGGCAATGAAACCGGCGCCGCCGGTAATTAGTACTCTTTTTGACATGAATCCTCATTGATTATTGAATAAAACTATTTATTCTCCTACTTTTGGTGCAATAAATTGCTTGATATGACTCATGGCTTTACGAGCTGTATCAAATACATATTCTACAGTTTCGTCTTCCATGTTTACAGTAACTACAAATCCATTGGCTACTTTACGTATTTCGATTGATTCAAACATATCATTCCTTGATTAAGTTGACATGTTATTTTACTTGATTGTTGCTGCTAAGTCAATTATTTCTTCATAAAATAGTTGACAAAATTGAGCAATAGATCATGCTGACCGCCATGCCATTCTTTCTTCATCCAGGAATGCACAGTGTACCAATTTGCTTCCGCTTCGGGATGACATCCTATTAGACCAACATTACCTTGTATAATTGCCATTGGGTCGCCGTTTGAATAAGTGGCCAAAGTTTCAAACTGTGATTTATCTCCAACCAAGGCACACCCATCATAAAAGTACATTTTGATTTGTTCACCAAGCCAAGTCACAGGCATAGCTTTTGCATGTGGTCTGCGTGTACAGGAATTAGGTTGTGTGATATACTGCACTGCTCTAACATTGTTAAGTAAACCAAAGTAATCTGTGTCAGCCCAATATGCTCCCATACAGATACCTAGATATTTTCCGCCGGAGGCCACATAATTACGTATTCGTTGAGCATGATTACGCAGCAAATGATCATAATCATCGCTAGCACCATCACCTCCTGGAAACACTACCAGATCTACATCATCAAAAAAATCTTCTTCAATTTCGTGTTTGGTAAAGATTTTGAATTTGTAATAAGGCAACAATGCCCGAATTATTCCGTTTGCACATTGCACAGAACAGCGTGGTTGATGAATAAAAACGGCTATTGTAGGGAGTGTCATTTTTACATTCTATACTCTATTTATTAGAATAAAAAAGACCCGCTAGGGTCTTTGCCGGTTACGAGTTCCGGCAGCACTCTATCGTTGTGCCCGATTTAACTCCAGTATTTGTTGTGATCTAATCTGTCCCAGTAGGCCTTGTTGTTGCGATTGATGAAATTTTTAATCAGATATGCTGCCATACCAAAATAACCCATTTTAACGAATCTTCGCGAGTCTTGGCCAAAATAATGATCAATTATTTTAAACTTCTTGGGGCTGTACATTCTACTCAAAAAATAGTCTTCGGATGTGCTGTATTTTTCATTGAAACACCCAAACTCTCTAAACTTGTCCGCACGAGTCAACATGAAAGCACCTACAGCAAATGGAGAAAAATGCTTAAGGATGTTGTTTACTAGGTTGAAAATTGCAAAGCCCGTGGCAGTTTTTTTATTGTTGTCGTAGCATCTGATGTTGGCTGTAACCAAATCAAGATTATAAAATTCTAATTCATCCACAGCGTCGCGAATAGTGTAATCATCAAACAGTATCACATCGGCATCAATGAACAAAATATAAGGAGTCGCTACCATTTGAGCTGCACGATTTCTGGCCGCTGCCACCGGACCACCATCAATGATTTCCACATTTAAAAAAGCTTGATTTTGCTTTATCACCTGCCTAGTATTGTCTGTGCTGCAATCAGCAATAATAATTCTTGTATCACCAATTCTTTGTCTACGTAGACTATCTAGCAGTCGTACGATATAATTTTCCTCGTTTTTACAAGGAATCACAATAGTTATTTTTTCACTTAATTTTTTCATGTTTTTTTAACACACTTGCCTTCAACGCGAAAGTCTTTAAATTTCAGCCAATATGACAATGTGGAAAGACTTTGTTCACACGTGGCTTGGTCTGTAAACTCCAAGATTATTTTTCCTGGAACGTCTCGAGTGTCATTGATGTGTACAGCTATCAATATCATCAACCACATTATCTTTGTCCTGTGTCCATGTCACTATTTCCCACTTGCCATCATAATGTTCTACCAGGGCTGTAAGAGATTCCACCCAATCACCATCATTCATGTAAATGATACCATCAATCTCTTTGATTTCTGCGTGATGGATGTGTCCGCAGATCACACCATCGAAGCCACGTTTTTTACAATAGGCAGCGAGATTATTTTCAAATTGAAAAATAAAGTCAACTGCTCGTTTCACTTTGTGCTTAAGGAAACGACTAAGACTAAAATAGCCAATACCCACTCTATGTAAGATCCAATTGAACTTACTATTGATTGATAATATAGCATCGTATGCCTTGTCTCCCAAAAAGTTTAACCAGGGTGCCAGTCTAGTAATACCGTCAAACATGTCTCCGTGTACTACAAGATACCTGCGTCCATCTGCTCCAATATGTTCAAAATGATTGTGCAACTCTATCATACCAAAATTCAAATTGTACTGCAAATATGGTCTTAAAAATTCATCATGATTGCCTAACACATAAATCACTCTAGTTTTTCTTTTGGCATGACCCATGATTCTACGCACCACATTGGTGTGACTCTGCTTCCAGCGCCACTTGTTTTGTTTAATCTTCCAAGCGTCAATAATATCACCTACTAGATAAAGAGTTTCACAGGTGTTGTGTTTCAAAAAATTATTGAGTGCTTCTGCTTTACAATCTTTAGTGCCTAGGTGAACATCGCTGATAAAAATGCTACGGTATGTTCTTGTCATACAATTATTTAATGTCAGCAAGATTACAAATCCATTACACGGCCACAAAAAAGCCCCTTTCGGGGCTTGTATTTTTTTAGAAGCTTAATTGACTTCTGAACATCACTGCTTTTTCACCATTTACTCTACTGCCAGAGCTGCCTACCAGGCTGTCAAACTTGGTATCGCTGTAGTTGAGCATGAAGCGTAGATTGTCTGTTGCAAACCAAGTGATGCCGTAGGTCATTGCAGTGGCACGATTGGCTTTGCCTGTGGCCACAGTGATATCACTAGCATCAAACTCACTCATACGCACACCCACTTGCCAGGCACCACGACCACCTTTGTCTACACTGTTGGCTGGCTTAATCCAACCAAATGTGCCATCTTTGTAAGCATGACTTTCACCGGTTAGATTGTATACAGCTTGCACATAATGACCTCGAATTTCTTGATTTGAACCTGTGGTAGGATCATAAACAAAATTGAACTGTTCTGCCTGCACTTTTAATGCATTGTAAGCAAATGCAGCTTCTAGTCCTTGACGTGTTCTTGATGTTATTCCACTTAGTGCAGATCCGGTAAACCATCCGGACTGAGTTCTAGCCTCGGTTCTACCACTGGCAGGGATCACTCCGCTTTTGATATCACCTACACTGTATGCTGCACCTATGTGAGCAGTGTAAGCTTTGCTTCCGGTTAGTTCAGCAATGTTGGTTGTTATGCGTCCAATATAATCAAAGCCATCATTGATAGCATCTTTATTTGATTTGCCTCTGCTCAGGGCTAATGCGTAGGTCAATCCAGGTTTGGGCACACCGTGTAGCATAAAGCCAGTTTCCTTTGCAGGAATAAATTCAGTATCATTTTGACCAATTAAACTACGTTCCATGAAATCTAAATTGTTTGAACTGGTCATTTGTTCTAAACTGAATGGCATTTTGAACAGGCCAAATTGAAATTGCATTTCAGGATTAGCAGCCCAGTTTACCCACATTTCGTCGGCAGTACTTGAAGTGCTACTAAATCCGTCACTGGCACCAAAGTTGGCTAACAGCTGATACTTGAAGTCTTTGGCAAACTGTCCACGTACACCAAATCTGGCACGGCGTGCTTCGGCTAGGTTCTGATACGAATCTGTGGTTTGACCTGTACCGTAATCCGGGGAGTACTGACGATAGTCCATATGAAGTCGACCTGTAAGTTGTATGGTATTGTTTCCATCTTTACTTTTGAGTCCGATTCCATTTTCTGTGACTGATCCGTCATTGACTCTCGCAATGCGATACTTGTTGTTATCACTGACGTCTTTATCAATTCTTGATTCGGCAAACTTTCGATTTTCTGCTTTTTCTTCGTAGTCTTGTATTTTTTTGTCATATTCTTGTTGAGTCAAAATACCTTTATCACGTAGAATATTTAACGTATCAATATATTCGTCTGCATATGCAGGTAAACTAAAAGCTAACGTAATGGCCAATGCAATTTTTGTAAATGTTTTCATTGCTAATCCTTATTTCCAAATTGAAGTACCGTCTGGGCCGCGTATTTCTTTGCGCCAAGAGTCTTGATTTAATTTAATTACAGCTGGTGGTAAGTGAACGTATTCCAGCTCTTCACTCATCTTGGCACCATTTTTCCAACTCCAATCAAAGAATTTTAAAACTGCCCTACCAGTCAGACTGTCGGCTTGCTGCTTGTGCATTAAAATAAAACTAGCACCTGTAGCTGGCCATGCATCTTTACCAGTTTGCCAAGTCAGCAACAAGTACATACCTGGTGCATTGGCCCAATCTGCATTGGCTGCTGCGGCCTTGAATGTGTCATCGCTGGGCTGTACAAAATTACCGTCGCGATTTCGTAATTGAGCATGTGCGATTTTATTTCTTTTTGCGTATGCATATTCTACATAACCAAAGGCACCTTTGATACGCTGCACTTGTACCGCCACACCTTCATTGCCTTTACCGCCTACACCCACTGGCCATTTTACTGCTGTGCCTTCACCTACAATCTTTTGAAAATCGGCATTGGCTTTACCTAAAAAGTTTGTCCATACAAAAGTGGTACCCGAACCATCGGCACGATGTACAACTGTAATATTGAGTGCTGGTAAATTCACACCAGCATTTAATTCTACAATTGCTCTATCGTTCCACTTGGTAATACGACCAAGATGAATATTTGCAATAATTTCTGGTGTCAACTTTAATTGGCCTGGTGCAACACCATCTAAATTAAATACTGGCACTACACCACCGATCACTGCCGGAAATTGAATTAGTCCTTCCTTGTCAAGTTCTTCTTGTTTAAGTGGCATGTCACTTGCACCAAAGTCTACTGTTTTTGCCTTTATCTGTTTGATACCACCACCAGATCCAATTGATTGATAATTCAAACCAATGCCGGTTGCAGCTTTGTAAGCTTCTGCCCATTTGGCATAGATAGGGAAAGGAAACGTTGCTCCTGCTCCAGTGAGTTCCGCTGCATTGGTACTAAAGGCCATGGCAGCAAACACAACTGCTAATAGTTTTTTCATTGTATAATCTCCATATTATGTGCATCGCACAATAATATTTAAACATACAAAGATTACAAGCGTGTTACAAAACCGCTATTTTGGCAAGAATTCTTTAGCTGAAGGAAAAATTCCATGAATAATATTGGTATCTTTGATAGACAACGGTAGATATGTATCAACTGCAACAGGACTAAACTTGTATCTTGAATCAGTTTGAATTATGCCAGCACCACGTATTATACTAGATTGTATATCTAGTTGTTCAATTATATCTGGTCTATTAGTTTCGGCGTGTGCAAAACTTTCGATCTTGGTACGAGCAAATTCTTCGTTTCCAAGATAAGTGAAATGCCAGCCAGCATGTTCGACAATTTCAATCACACTATCTTTGTAACTGTATTCTAAACCAGACAACACATGCCGCATACGTCTAAAATCTTCTGCACTGACTAAGAGTTTTTTCCTTACAGCACCACTCCATACTGAATAACAGTCTTGATTGATCAGCATATAATTATACCGGAAATTGAACAAGGGCATACGGAATCCCCAGATACCACTATCACTCTGCCTTAAATATTCAACAGTTTCCGGTCTGGGTATTTCATCTGCATCACCGATTATAATAATATCATTTGGCTCGGCATCAACCACAGCACGAACTATCGCATCACGTTGATATCTTTCTCGTCCCCAAGCATCGGTATCTTCGGGCATGTCTGCCACTGTGTAATGTATAACTTTATCTAAATATGGTTCAAACCTTTTTAAGTTTTCCATAAAATAGAAAGGTTTTGGGTTATTTTGAAATGTTCGATTAGCCTCAACTATGACAAAATGATCTACATGATCATAAAGTTCTGCAAATCGAAGTTCAAGTAGTTCTAATTCATTAAAAAATGTAAAACAGTCGTAGATTTTCATGTCAATACTTAGTATAATAAATACCTTACTCAATGATTTTCAAGGAACTATATGCACGCCGTTGCTAGCCTACATGATGCCAATTATAAAGATTTGGCTCAACTAACTGACCAACCAAAACAAGAATACTGCGACCTACACGGATACCGTTTTTTTGTTCTAGACGAACTCAAATACAGCCCTATCACAGGATTCAACAAAATACATTATACATTAGAAATTTTTAAATGCAATCCTGATATTGACTGGTTGTTATTTTCCGAGTGCGATGCCATGATTACCAATCTTGACATCAAGATTGAAGACAAGATCGACAATGACTATCATTTTATTGTTCCGGTAGATAGACTCAATATCAATTCAGGCAATTTTTTAGCTCGTAATAGTGAACAAGGTCGTGCATACTTACAAATGATTGTAGACAGCGAAGAGGCATACAAGGATGTGCCTTGGGCTGAACAACAGGTGATCATTGACACAATCGATCAGTATCAGGACATTGTTAAAATTGTTCCGCAAAAATACATGAACAGTTATGAACCAGAAATTTATGACTACTGTGATGCTAGATTTGATATCTTAGGTAACAGCGGAGCATGGGAACCCGGCGACTGGATTGTACATTGGCCTGGTACTTATAAACCGACTAGAATCAACAGAGCTAACTATCATCTTTCAAACTTGATCAAATGAAAATATTCATCACAGGTGCAACAGGTTTTGTTGGCCAAAATCTAGTTGACTATTATACCAGTCGCGGTCATGAAGTTTTTGGCTTTCGTAGGGACCAACATCTACCTGAGTGCTTGAACGAATTCAAGCCTGATGCCATTATAAATTGTGCGGCAGAAATTTACAATTACGAAAACATGTTTGAACCAAATGTTTTAATGGTGCAAACTATTTTGCAGTATGTTCGTGAATGCGATCAATGGTGTCGTTTGATACAAATTGGTTCCAGCAGCGAATATGGCCCAACTGATCATGCTACAAGTGAAGATACCTTGCTCAAACCTGTAGATTTTTACCAAGCTACCAAAGGTGCTGCAACCTTGATGTGCCAAGGCTGGGCTAGACTGCACAACTTGCCTATATGGATAGTGAGACCTTACAGTGTGTATGGGCCTGGCGAACGATCACACAGACTGTTTCCAAAATTATATAGAGCATTCAGACACAATGAATCAATGACCCTGTACCAAGGCCATCACGATTTTATTTACATAAACGATTTTGTGCGCGGCATTGATCAAGTTTTACAAGAATGGGATCTGCCTGCAGGTGATATCGTAAATTTTGGCAGTGGTACTCAAACTAGCAATTTTGAATTACTAGAAATATGGGCAAAAGTGGCCGGTAGAACAGATGCTCCAGTGGCTAGAGTGGCAGAAATGCAAAAAGCGTTTGAAACTAAAATTTGGGTTTGCGATATTTCCAAACTTACATCATTGGGATTCAATTGCGAATATGATTTAGAACAAGGAATAAGCAATTTTTTATTAAAGGCAAAATATGATCGAACACACAATTAAAACAAGTAAACAAAACGAGTACATTTATCAAAGCAGACATCCAGATGTCACAGCCTGGTTTGGTAATCCAGAAAATTACACTAATGTTATTTTACGTCAGATAAACGAAGACAGGATGTATGATCCAATTTTTTCAGGCCGATCCAATATGACTGTGATTGATCTTGGTGCTAACTGTGGGCTTTTCAGTTTGTATGCAGCAGACAGTTGCTCGAGAATTGTTGCAGTGGAACCAACTCCGACAACGTATAATGTATTACAAGAAATAGTTAAAGATCATACGCAAATAGTCCCATTACAGTTGGCAGTTGGCCCACACAACGAAATGATCAGTTTTTTCATCAATGAAAATAGTACCACAAACAGTATGTTGGATCGTAACGGGCAGGAAACTCGTGTACAATGCATGACCTTAGAAACTCTATTGCATATGCAAAAATTAGATCATGTGGATTTTATTAAATGTGATATCGAAGGATCCGAAATGCAAGCCTTAACTGATGCAACTCTTGGGCCAATTGCTGACAAGGTCGATTTTTGGTTTGTGGAAGTGCATCAAACAGATGTCAAAGAAAATTCTTGGCCAGGTAACTTAGGATCTAATAGACAGCAGTTGGCCGAACTGTTTCAACGTCACGGATACCAAACAGATATGGTAATTCACGATCAATTGTTTGCTTGGAAATAATATGACTCCCACTGAACGTAGATTGATTGATATTACTTATCATGAACGCCTAAGTCATCTGAGTTCTACATTAAGTGCGTTGCCAATCATTGAAGAAATATATCGTACACGACAAAACGATGAAGTTTTTATTTTGAGCAACGGGCATGCTGGGTTGGCATTGTACGTAGTATTAGAAAAATATTACAATGTTGATCCTATAGAGTTATTGCACAAACACGGTATTCATCCTGGCAGAGATTTACCAAATCATTTATATTGCAGCACTGGTAGTTTAGGATCAGGGCTACCTATCGCTGTTGGGCATGCACTGGCTCGTCCAGATAAGAATGTTTACTGCATGATCAGCGACGGTGAATGTGCCGAAGGTAGTATCTGGGAATCATTGCGATACATCACTGATAACAAAATTACAAATTTACATGTATATGCTAATTTAAATGGCATGGGTGCTTATGACATGATTGACAGTATAACTCTAAGTCAGAGACTAGTTGCATTTATGCCAAGAATCAACATACGATATAGTTATCCACCTGAATGGTCGTTTGCTAAAGAATTACTCACACACTATTATGTGCTTAAAGAACAAGACTACCAGGAGATCATCAAATGAGAAAAGAATGTGCCAGCCTACTATTAGAAAGTATGGTCAGTAATGATGATATTCGTGTTATCACTGCTGATTTGGGATTTGGTATACTAGATCAAATACGCAATGCATTTCCTGAACGTTTTTACAATGTTGGTGCAGCTGAACAATTGATGATTGGTGCAGCCGTTGGTATGTCCAATGAAGGTATTGTTCCTGTTTGTTATAGTATGAGTAGTTTTTTACTCTATCGTCCTTTTGAATTTTTACGTAACTATGTCAACTACGAAAATATTCCAGTTAAACTGATCGGGTCCGGCAGAGACCAAGATTACAGCCACGACGGTATCAGTCATTGGGCACACGATGATGAACAGGTACTGGCAGCATTACCAAATATTAAAGTTTACAAACCGCAGAGCATAGCCGAATTAGAAGATATTTGGCCGGTGTTTATTAGTTCCCAAGAGCCTGCATACCTTAACCTTACAAGAAAAATATGAGCACAAAAGTAGTTTATGTTACAGGCTGTTTAGGCTTTATTGGTTATCATGTAACCAAACGTTGTTTAGCGCAAGGATACTACGTCATTGGTGTTGATAAAAAGACCTATGCCGCCAATGTACAATTTCTTCCGGAGTTATTGGAATACAAAAATCAATTCAAATTCATTGAATCTGATATCAATGACTTAGACATGCTGTACGACTGTGATTATATTATCAACACAGCAGCCGAAACTCATGTTGATAACAGCATTGTCAGTTCAGATGTGTTCTTGCGTAGTAATGTAAATGGCGTGCATCATTTACTAAACTTGATCAAAGAACGGCATCGTTTCAAGATGCCTACTCTACTACACTTTAGTACCGATGAGGTGTACGGTGACATTGTAGAAGGCTCACATGTTGAAACAGACACACTCAAACCCAGTAATCCGTATTCGGCTACCAAAGCAGCCGCAGATCAGCTGATTTTGGCTTGGGCACGTACATTTTGCGTGCCGTATGTGATTGTTAGACCCACAAACAATTATGGCATTGGTCAGTACACTGAAAAGTTTATTCCCAAGAGTATCAAACATTTAAAACTTGGTAGACCTATTGCATTGCATGACGCCGGGCTTCCACGACGCACTTGGTTGCATGTCAGTGATACAGCATCGGCTATTATTACAATTATTGAATCAGGCGTACAAAACGAAATCTATAATATTAGTGGCAATCATGAAGAACAAAACATTGTAATTGCCATGCAGATTTGTGAAATGTTTTTCCCAACACACGAAGATCCGGCAAATCATATGGATTTAGGTATAACTAGACCAGGACAAGATGTACGCTACAGTATCAACGATTCCAAACTACGAGCCTTGGGATGGAAGCCTCAAGCCGTGTTTGAAGTTGAACTTGTTAAGATTGTGGATTACTATCAGCAGACGTTTGTGTGGTAACTTCTTGCCAAGTATAATCACCTAACCATTTTACTTTTGCGATATACTGATAATTCTCGGGCGCTCCGGTAGTCCACTCGTTTGGACCGTGATGAATAAGTCTTGTACGATTTATTTTGGTATCAAAACATAACCAGTATGATTGACCGTGATAAATTTGAAATTGATATTCGGCTGCATGTACTGCGTCTGTAATATACAGTCTACGTTTTATTTCGTCGGCTTGTTTCTGTAGTACTCGTACCACATCCATGATTCTATTGTATTCTTGCTCGGCATGCATCCTAGCAACATTGACCATTATGTCTTTTTGTTTTTCTATAGGAATTAAATCAAAGGCGGGACCGCCAACTTCGGTGGCGTAGGGTGTGATATTTTTATTAAAAAAGGCGACCAGTTCGCCGCCTATTTCTGCATCGTAGCTGTCTTTGCCTTTAGCTAGATTACTTTTTTTCAATTTGTTCATCGGTTATTTTAATAATTTGTAAATCTTTGTCTTGTTTTCCTCTAGTGCCGACTAGTAGATTGCTGGAATAGGTTAAAAATGCAACAACAGGATAGGCAGCTACAGCCAAGAACACGGTTAGTAAAACTCCTGCTACTAAACAAAGTAAAACAAAAAGTGTGAATATCACTTCAAGTATCAAGTTCCAAAAACCTAAAACTCCAACATCTAAAAAATTTCCTTCATCATTAGTTTTACGTTTAAATGATCTTATGTGATCACGCAGTACTTCTATTAGTGTGTTAAAATTTGTAGTAAGAACATACAATAGTCCTCTATATAATTCTGTCATGTTTATTCACCTAAGTCTAAAAATTGTTTTTTTTCTGTGACAGTTCTGAACTCATCAGCACGATCAAGTGGAAGTTTTTTCTTTGATATATTTGGCCATTTTTTACTCATATCTTTATTTAATTGTAACCAATAATCATAATCTTTTGTTTCTGTTTCTGAGTCTGAAATAATAGCCTCTACAGGGCATTCTGGAACACAAACTGCACAGTCGATACATTCGTCTGGATTGATTACTATAAAGTTAGGTCCTTCGTAAAAACAATCTACAGGACACACACTAACACAGTCTGTAAATTTACATTTAACGCATGATTCAGTTACAATAAACGTCATTATTTTCCTCAAGTTGTTTAAAAAAATCTTTTATCAAATTTGCATCATGTTCGTTCATATACTTGAATGGTTTAGCTTTGAATTTAACTGTACTAATATTTGACCAGTTTGTATTTTTTAAATCTGCTAAAGTATGCAATTCTGGGTGTGTATCAAATTCGTAATTGTAATTGCTATCAGTGTTGGTTTTATAAATGCCGAGCATTTCGTATTCACTAAACCATTTGGTTTCGTCAAATTTTTCTATATTTGGTATAGCCTGCTGCCACGGCATGTTGAATCTTTGTTCTATATCTTGTTTGCACTTTAACCAATCTTGTTTGGTGTAAGGCATAAATTCAGTTACAAAACTATAAGGTATCTTTCGCTTAAACCCTAATAGATGTTCTACTTTTGCTGCATAGACATGTTGATAGTCGTTCCAGAGTTCTTCTACTCTGAAACAAGGAACTGTATCGTTGAAAAACTTGTAAGGCTTGATAGCAAACACGTCACAATCTTGAATTAGAAATTTATCGCTATCTGTATTATCTAACAAGCTTAATTTTATTCCTTGTTGAAGATACCAATGATTGGTTGCCCACGTTTTCAATTTAAATTTTTCAATTAGATCACTATCGTGATAAAATTCAAAATTTTCTGTCACAATGTTAAAACTGTGGAATTCTTGTCTAAGAGTCACAAAACTGTAAGGACTGACCACGATAGTTTTGTCAATTTGTGGATACAGATTGTGATCAAAGCTTAAGGCACATGATGCTTCATATATGCGCCCTGCACCTACCATCATCATTCTAGTTATCATTTAAAGATACTGGACCATTGTTGCAATTTTTGTTTTTTGTTTATTTTGGCTTCAATTAAAGCAGTCTGCTCAACAACACCCTGATCTATAAGAATATCTACCATGGCCAGAACATCTCCTATTTCCTGTTCAAGCATGTTGTTGTGTTTTATACCAGTACGATAATGCAAAGAATCCAATCCAAATCTACGGCATTTGCTGATTTCAACAATTACTTCGGCACATTCTTCTTGTAAAATATCCAAAGTTTCCTGTACTCTATCATTCATCAACCAGCTCCAAATCTTCAATCACTGGTACAACTTGCCAATCAGTGTTTTCTTCTATATCTTTTATCATCGCCTCACAGGCCTGTTCAGCACTAATTCGCGAACGATAAGCTCGTTCAAAAATACGATTACCATCAGGCATTTCTGCCATTGCTAGATAAATTTTATTCATGGCTGTATTATATACTATCTAATTTGATAAGTCAATGCACTTTGGCATCAGTACAACTCTTACATAAACTGTTTGAACTGTAACAAGATTTTTGATTTTCTCGTATAAGATTTACCATTTGTGGTCCAGTAAATAACTCTTGATACGAATTGGTAACTAAATTACCTATCACATGTTTTAAATCATAATCCATACAACATAATACTACATCACCATTGGGTAATAATACATGTTGATCGTAATTTACTGTTTTACTGCAACTAACTGGGCGTTCGTGTTTGGTTACAAAATGAACCGGTTGTTCCTTAACTTGTTCTTTGTTTAGGCTACCAGCACGATCGTGTCCAAACCAATTATATAGTTGAATACCAAGATGTTGTAAGTCTTTATGAACTTTACCATGATCACTCATGGTCATTGCCTCGAGTTTAATATTTGCATCTTGCACCGCGGCAGTGACCATGTGAAACACAGCTTCCCATTCGATGCTGTATTTCCATCCTTTCATATTGCCGTATTCATCAGGAAAATGCACACTAAAAACTTCAATTTGACCACGATATCTATAAAGCAATTTAACCACACGCTCTGCGATTTCAATAGTCCAATTGTATAATGTAGTGTATATAGCAACATTATGACCAGATACTAGAGTATGCTCCAGCATATCTGTAGCAGCTGGATTTATCCAAGCTTCTGCCATACCTGAAAAATCTATTCTGGTATTCTTTGGTACTTTCGAAAGAGCAATTTGAAATGTTTCTAGAGTCATATATTTGACATCGTTTCCGTACATTTCTCTTAAATTGTCTTGCGGACAAAAATTGCACATAAGAGAACAACCAATCATGGTTGTGATTTCCATTGTAGGTCTTTGCATGTTTTTACTTATCGCGTTTTTGACGTGGGGTTGTATCTTTGTCACGAGGTTCAACTTGTCTACCCCGCGGTCTTATTTTTACTCTGGTCGATTCCGGGTCAGGCGTTTCTAGTTCTTTGAAACTGCGATCTTGAACCTTGGTTATTTCTTCAAGTAAAGATCCTTTTTCGATATAGTTACGAACATAAGGTCCAGATTTTTTATTTTCTACTTTGCAGCGAATTGCAATCAGTTCCTTTTTTGGATTTTCAACATCGTGTATGCTAATTTCAGGTCTAGTCTTACCTGTATAACTTGCAGTCAAATCTATGTTACGCAGTTTGTATTGTAGATTCTTAAATCGTAAAATTTTAAAACCGCCTTTATCAAAGTCAACAAGTTCAACATTTGGATCGCCAAGTGTAGCAAAGTGCGTAACAGCTTGTGCCACTTGATCAACAAATCTGGCTTCTTCGGTATCATCATTACCGGTCAGTCGTGATTGTAACTCTTCTGTGATTTGTCTGTACATATATTCAACAGCCTTGATTGGATCCTTTTTGTATTGGTTTTCAAATTTTGCAACATAAGGTTCAACATTGATTCCAAAGTATCCAAATAGCTTGGTCATAGATTCCGTATCGCTACCGCCAACTTGTCCAAACTGTGCTACACCGCCAACTTTTAAACTGGCATTGAGTTTCAGGGTACGCATAGCGCCATTTTTATCTCTTATGCCTACCCATACATCTGATTTTTTTTCTGTTTCACTGGCGGCACCATCTGCCATAATGTTTATTTCGTCAGCGCGACCGTTCAAGTAGAAATACTTACTGTATCGTTCGGCCATTGCACTGTTCACATACGCAGCGGCACTGTTGAGTTCGTTTGTAATAAGCTTGCGTTTTAAAGGATTCATCAAGTCCTGATAAGGGGCTGTTTTTAATCTTAACACAAAACTTATCGTATCGGCAATTTCGCTATCAGCATCATTCACTGTAACGCTATAGGTATCATTACCTTGCGATTGTAGAGTATCTAAAACGTTAGTGATGTCAGCAGAAGTGATCGTTCCTACTTCTTCGCCTGGTTGTCTTTTTGTAAATTTAGCAAACATAGCTGCACCAAGAATACCTTCACTGACTTCGCCGCGATTGCTTATAGAACTTTCTTTACTGTGATTTAATGCTGTTTCAATCGTGCCAGTTGTTCCAAACACATAAAAATACACATCGTCTTCGGTACGAAATTCATATACATCTGTTCCGTTACCAAATCGTGTCATTATCTCGCTTTTGTTGACCAAGGATTCAAGACCCTTGGATTTATTTGTAAGTTCAATAGTGCCATCTATGGTTAGACCCAAAGCAGCCAATCGACTAGATAGTTCTTGTCCGACTGCACTGTTACTAATAATGAATTTTTGCCCAGGGCCGTACTTGCTTAGAGTGACTTCGTTAAGAATAATGTTTATGAGATCGCGCATGATTACATATTTATGGTTTATGTATTCCTATAACTAATGTTGCAATGCAATAAATACTTGCACAAGGAGAAAAAATGAGTTTCAGTAATTTAGTAGAACGCTTACACCAAATGTTTCCTAAATCAAAAAGTGATTTAGAAATTTATATAGAATCAAAAGAACCAAAAAATGCAGCAGATGTTGAACATTGGCTACAGCAATACACTTACAACAAAAATCAAGATTGGTTTCCAAATGCGTAAATTTATACTAGCTATAATTGAATATCGTCAAAGACAAGCAGATTTGTACCTACGTTGTTTAACTGCTGGCATCTAATCGCTCAATATCCTCTTCATCACATCTTTCGCCATACTGTATTTCTACAATTGTACAAGGGCGGGTAAACGGATTAGTCAATTGATGCCAGGCATTTTGAGGTACTCGCCATTCATCGTATTTTCCTAAGATTTTAGGTGGGTTTGTAAGATCTCCTGGCATGGCCATATTGATCAGACATGTTCCTTCGGTCACCATCCAATACTCACTTCGATATTGATGCCGCTGCATACTTAAAGTCTGTCCGGGATCTACTCGCAAAGTTTTGACTTTAGCGCCTGGAATCTCGTTTAACACAGTATAACTTCCCCATGATCGTTTGACTTCTACGCTGGTCCAACGCTTAAGAATATCGCTGCTGCTGTTCTTTTTATCTGCTCCGCCCACGCCAAACACAAACTCAACATCATCGAATATCATTTCAGGAATGTTGTGCTGAGTTCTGTCGCCACCGTTGGCAAATACAATCTCATCACCTGGAAACATGTCTTTGACTTTTCTAATAGCGTCACAAGCAGTACCGTCGCTGTCATCAAATTCTATGACTCTATCTACCATATGTAAATTGTCCAGTACAGTCATGCGTTCGTGCCATGACATGAATGCTCGTCCTTTTTTCCGTGCAAGCCATGCGTCTGAATTCAAACCAACCACTAACCAGTCGCCCAAATGATCTGCATGATTTAGGTACGAGATATGTCCTGAATGTACAGGATCAAATCCTCCGGTGACTAAGATAATTTTCATTCTTTGGCAAAATGAAAGTCTTTATCTAACCAGGTTGTTAGAATTTCTTCTTGTTTAACGTAACCAAATTTATTAAGGCTTTGTTTAACACTATCGCTTACTAGATTTAAATCAGCCAGGTCATACCAACTAGTTCTTTTTGGATCCATGGGTGCAATATTACTCTTGTAAACTGCTGCATGTAGCCATGGACTATTTTCTTCTTTTAAAAAGTATGCATCTTTACAATCAAATCCATTGACCGCAAGCATATACATAAGATTTACGATATTGTGATTATAGTAACAGCCGTTATAACTATTGTTGACTAATCTATTATAGGCATAATGAGTGTTTTGAGGAAAGATTAGGATCATCATGCCGTTTTCCACCAACTGTTGATTCCAAGTTTTTAAAGTAGAAACCGGATTGGTAACATATTGAAAAGAATTATGACACCAAATTAAATCAATCGGTCTGGGCACAGGACAGTCATTACTGTCAAAATCTTCGTTGATTACAAACACATTATCTAGATCTTTTACTTCTTTATCCAATGATCCGGTGTTGATATCAACAGCATATGTTTTGTAATTTCTAGGTTCTGGCGGATCATCTCTGGTTTCTAATGTAGCCCACCATTTAGTATCTAATCCGTGTCCGCATCCAAAATCAGCAACAAATTCCAAACTGTCTAAAAAACTGTCATAACTGTATAAGAGGTTAAGAGTTTGTAGACTATGTTCGTGACTTTCAAAGTAAGTTTTAAACGGAACCATGTTGTATCACCTCGATAATTATTTTTTCTTTTAAAGGTTTTAATCTTGACTCAAGTTGGTAGCAGGCTTCAATTATTTCTAATTCACTGCCCCAATTAAGATTGTGAATCAAGTTTACTGCCCATCTTCCACAAGTGTCTTTATCAATTTGGATATTTATTGCATTACTTTTTGGTCGGGCATTCAAACATAATGCCCAATCTCGTAAAATATTTTCTGCATGAGTCTTGGTATCCATTTATACCACAATGTCTTCCATACCAGCTGTTCTTAACCTTACAACATGTCCGAGCATGAAATTCTTGCTTTCGAGTCCTTTCATAATCCCAAGCCACTTGTTTCTAAGCAAAGCAACTTCATTGATGATTGTTTCAAAGTCAATGACTTCGTCCTCGCCATCTGTATATTTCTCTGCGTCGCGACTTGTAAGAGCTCGGGCATAAGATTCCAGGTATTTTTGAAAATGCTTTCGTCTAATCTTGCGAAGTTGTATATTAAGATAGTTAAGTACAGCTTCGATCTCTTGTAACTGGTTAAATCTTTGTTCTGTAATACCTGGTAAATTCGCAGCGGACTTTTCAACATTACCTCGTATGTATGTTTCTGTTTTTGCCTGAGCGAGTTCGCCTTCATAATAATCAATGAAGGCCGGAATCTCTCCAAGATCCGCAACAATTCGATTATACCACATTAGTTTTCATAATCGGCTTCTTCGTCTTCATCTTCATCGTCAACGATATATTCTTCAAGACTACGTTTAGTGTACCCATCTGTTGACCCAAACTCTTTAAGTTCTTTTTCGCTCAATGAATCTGCAAGCAAACTCATTAAATTATCTGATGCGGCCTGTCTTTCTTTTGGCGGAATATATTCCTTTAGAATAGTGTAGGTCTCAATTAAAACCTCTGTATCAATGCTCATTCGACTGTTTCCTCCTCTAGTTGATTGGTAGATTGTTGATGCGGGTGAGCAGCGTAATCTGCCATTACTTTATCCAAACTTCCGTCATCATTTCGTTCCCATGCCTTACGGAATTGCTTGATAACAGTGCCGTCTGCTAGCGTGTATTTAAGACTGTTACCTTCTTTCTGCAATAAACCTTTGCCCTCAAACATGTCTACCAAACCAGAATACGGATTCATGCCCGATTCATATGGAATCTTGACCTGTACACTTTCAAACGGTTTAGCGTAGCGTGTTTTCATGATCTTGCATGCGGCACGGATACCTTTGACTTCTGAAATCTTGTTGCCATCTTCATCTTCTTTAAGTTTTAGCTTACGCATAGCAACAACAATACTCGATGCATAGATAAACCCCTGTCCGCCCGAGATCTTATCATCCGGATCAAACATGTCTTGGCTGGCATATGTATGGTTGGTAGCAACAAGCCCAATATTCAAACTACCAAACATGTTTACACAGTTACGAACAAGTGCTGTCAGTGCCTTGGGCTTACGACCCATGTCACCCTTTAGGTCACCGGCTTCAAATTGATTGACATCTGTTGGTGTCAGTAACATACCTAGACTGTCTAGTACAATTAGAACTTTAGGTCGTTGATCTTCGGGTAGCGTTTTGTATTCTTTCACAAACTCGGTAATCATTTTAGCAACGTCATCAATCATGGCCATATTGAGTTTGAGAAGCTTGTCTTCAGAAGTATCGACGCCAAGTGCGTGGAGCCAGGCTTCGTCAAGTGCGTTTTCAGTATCGATGAGAATAACATATATACCTTGTTCTTGAGCGTTTTTGACGAGATTTCCTGAGCAGATAAAGGATTTACCCGCACCAGATTCTCCAGCGAATACAGTAACCTTACCCATTGGAATACCCTTATTAAAGTCCCCACTGATAAGGTAGTTAAGAGCGTAGTTGTTTGTTGAGATCCAGTCTGTGGGATCGTTAAATCCGACGGAGATACCGTCAATACTTTTTGTAATACTTTTGCGAAATTTTGATACATCAAATGGTTTAGTTGCCATAATTGTAAAGTTCCTTAAAAATTTTAGTGCTGTCTAAGTTACGTCTTTGATCTAATACTTGTAGGTAATCAAAAACTTGTGTTAAATCTTTGTCAAATGGTGTTTTCAAATAGTCAAGTATATTCTGTAATCCATTTTCATATAAAAAACCTGGTTTGCTGCTTATTCTTCTTTGCAGTTCTAACTGAGTCAAGTGTAACATATCCTGAGGCAAATGTCTAATATTTAGAGACATTGGGTTTAACAAAGGCCCAATTATAAAACTATTGTAATGAAATCCCATATTGACGAAAAAATCAACGCATCTAAAAATACTTAAATAATTTAGTGAAAAGTGCAGCATATTGAAAGAAATTTTGTGCCCAAGATTTTTAATTATATTTAAATTTTCTAAAAATTCCTTCCACGAACCTCCATATCTAATATATTCGTATTCTTCCTCAATTGATTCCACACTTACAATCCAATGAACATTTTTAAATGTACATATTTTATCAAAAATTTGTGTATTTGTTTTGCTGAGATTAGTATTGATACGCAAATTGACGTCCGATGATAATTTATCTAATAGATCTAAATTTTGTTTCATGAGCAATGGCTCACCACCAGCCAAATACACATGCTTTAGATTACTTGCCTTGCTCATAACATAGTTAGTAAATTCAATTTGTTGTTTTTGATTTGGTGTTGTAATGCTCAAACTTCTTTCTTGTTCCCATCTGCTGCTGAAGTCTGGTCCACAATATACACATGCAAAATTACATAAATTGGACCAACGTATATCTACAACTTGTAAATTAAAATTTGTTTCATTGTTGTATGTATCTAAACTTATTTTTTTTAGTTCTTTAAGGTAATAAACTCTATCACTTATTATATCAAAGCTATTTTTTCCTTTTTCTAAATCGTAACACGGAGAGCATCGCTCGCCTGGACGATTGCTTATCATATTGAGCTTTGTAGTTATGTTAGGCTTATCATTTACAATGTCCTCAATTGGGTTATTGCAAATATTGCCAATTGGTCCAGCACTTCTAATACAGTTTTTTATGCTGCCGTCAAAATTGTACATTAGACCTGTCCAGGGAATAGGACAAAAATTTTTATTTGTTAAATAATCTTTAGATTTCAATGGTAATTTACAGTTAAAGATAATTCATAAAATTCTAAATCGTTACCGGCATCTAGAGTTTGTACAATCTTTTCAGCCCAAGTACGAGGGTCTGCATAAGGTCGAGGACTCTCTTGTCCAGGTTGCGTTGCAATTGCGCCAGGTTTGATCATAATCAGTTTTGGCCAATTTTTAAAATATCTCAATTGTTTTACAGCCTCTTCTAATGCTATTTTTTGAACATAATATTCAGTCATTTCTATTCCTGGTAGAAAACTAACTGGTTCACAAGTTAGCATTGTACTGATGTTTATAATTTTTTTTCCATATTTCTCTTGCCATTCTTTGTACATAGCAAACAGTAATTCGGTCTGAGCAAAACCTGATTGAGCATTATTGATAAAGACATCACAATCTTTTATTTGTTCTACAAGTTTAGGTATAGATTTAATATTAAACCCATTCCTACGACTTAATCCAATTACTTCGTGTCCTTGACTTGCATAGACTTCTGACAATGCTAGTCCTATACCTGCACTATGCCCTGTTATTGCTATCTTCATGTAATCCTCGTAAATTGTTTTGTTGTAAAATATATTGATCTATTTCAGTCTGATTATTTCTATCTACTGCTACCAAGTGTGGAAAAAGTTGTTTGAATGGCAAAGTGTATGAGTTTTGGTATTTGATACTTAAGACATCGGGCTCACTCAAAAAAGCATAAGAATGTTCAATTTGATTATTTGCTGTAAACTGCTTGATTTTTAATAAATCATGAATATTTAATGCGCTCACTGTTGTCCAGGTATTTAATTTAATTCCAACTATACTTTTATAGTACATCAAATTTGTTAAAAAACTGTTCCATTTAATAGGCCATCTTACATAGTCATGAACATTTTCTATACCGTCTAAACTGACAGTGATTGTTACAGCGATTCCATTGGCTATCAGATTTTCTATTTCATGAATGATCAAAGAACAATTTGTGTTTATTCTAACCGATTTAACGTTTGGTGGCAAATTTTTTAACAGATGTTTATAATTTTTACTGGCGCTGGGTTCACCACCATTGATATCAAGATGCACTATTTTGTCAGTTGGCAATTGCCAAAATTTATTTGAATTGTCGACAATAGGATACGATTTCCCCGACAGACTGCCAATCTTGGTACTAAGCATTTCATTACAGGTCAAGCAGCCGCTGTTACAAATATTATCCAAAACACCGCCAACCACAAGGTAATCATCGACTGTTTGTCTTTGGTCAAACTCAATTGAATTCAATCTAATACTTGTATTATTGACCGTTTCAGTTTCCTGACAGCGCACACATTCCATTGGCCAATTACCGTATTCTAAATGTGCCCGTATTCCTAGCAACCAACTGCTATTGTTCATTTCAGGCAGATTATTAAACTGTGGTGCGTTGACCATGTGTCCGCAACGACTTATTGTACCGTTAGGATTGAATCTAACAAAATGAGTTAGTCTAGGACATTGCATAGATCCACACTCCGTTGTATCAGTTCTAAATAAACATCAGGATGTTTGAATTTAATACATTGACATATCTGTTTAAACGATACTGTTTGATTTAATAAATCTTCAGTCAACACTTTGTCAATGCTCAGATAAAAATGTATTTTGTCAGTAGATAAGATTTTGTCTTTCAAGATATTATTACTTTGATTATAAGTCAATGTAGTTATGTCTGACAGCTTATCAATAGAATTTATTCTTAATTTTGCACGTGAAAATCTTTGTAAATTCACTAACCAATAAAATTGTGGGCAAAAGTGCCTATTCAAAAAAAGATAATTGGTCACAAAATGTAACACAGTATCTTGATCAAGAGATTTGTTGTGCTCTAAAAAACTATTCACTCCGGTCACAAAACGATCATGTGGATTACGAACATAAATGTCTATCAATGATATCTTTTCTAGTTCATCATGCTCCAGCAATCTATATCCAGAATTAAACAAACTGGAACTACCATTTTTGTATATGGGATAGACGTATCGTTGTGATGGCACTATTTCTAGTACATCACAACGATCTGGAAAAATAATGTTATCTAATTGCGATAACATTAGACACCTTATTGTTTACTACGATTTCTAATCATGGCCAAGATATCCTCGGCACGTTGACTGGATGGTTTGGCGTCTGGAGTTTTTACTGGAGCACTTGCTACTGGAGTATCGTCTTCATCGTTGTCGTCACCGACAAAAGGACTCGAAGTTTGTACCATCGCAGGTGCTGTTTTCGCCGCAGGCGTTGAAGTTTCTACATCGTCACTGCCTTTGGCTCCTTGGAACCCGCTTGGTTTGTAGTACTGACTCCAACGATCTGGATCGTATGCTTGACCATCTACCGAAGCTTCAAACATTTCTTTAAGTACCTTAAGTTCGACTTCGCCTGGACGCTTGGGCAAGAAATCGGTCAAGTTGTATAAACCAAAGCTATCAATTGCTGCTTGCTCTTGTGCAGTTAGTGCGGTTTCTTTTCTGCTCCACTTACTAGTGGAATAGTCTGCATATCCACCTTTACTGGTTTTGGTAACAGTAAAATCCAATCCAGCGGTGTAATCTGTAGGCATGCTTTCTAGTTCTGGGTCCATT